TGGATCCCGTCTCCTGCGACCACGCTGTGGACGACGAGCGACGACCAGCACCGGGCCGACAACCTGCTGCACGCGACCTACCTTCTGACGCGCGACTACGCGCTGAAGCAGCTCATCCAGGACCACGTCGAACTCGACCAGCTCGACGTCTACGTCAAGCGCAACTGGTTCCCGGCACCGCGCGCCGTCGGCCGCATGGCGCTCACTCGAGCGAACCAGATCGCGCTCGGCTTCGACGTCGGCGAGCTCGCGCTGAAGCAGGCTCGCGCTGCGCTGCGCCAGTCGCCGTTCGGTTCGCTGCCAGCAACTGCTCCGGTCCGCACGCTCGGCGGCCGCGACCAGGCAAAGTATGGCTGGGTCGACCAGAACGGGCAGCCGATCATCGGCTGGCAGGGATGGCAGGAAACCATCGCCGTGATCGGCCTGCTCGCCCTCTCGGATCGCACAGGCGCAGCCGACATCGGCGACGCGGCCAGGACCATCGCCAAGGTGGTGACGCACAACTGCTGGCAGCTTGGCACGACCGGCCTACGCCACGCCTATGCCATCGCCTGGAACGGCGGCGAGCAGTTCGCGCCGCCCGCATGGCCGCAGGCGTTCAGCCAGAGCGGTGATGGCTGGACGAACTACGTGTTCGTGACTGGCGCCTGCGACATCTGGACCATCGCCTCGGCTCAGGTCATCGCCGACAAGGATCCGAACGCCAGGGCGATCCTCGGCGCGTTCCGGCCGCCGGCGAACGTCACCGAGGCTCGATGGAGGGCTCTGTGACCGACGGCCTCGATCTTCTCGACGAGTGGCTGGATGCCATCAAGCCCGTCTGCAGCGATGACGCCATGAGGCACCGCGACTTCGCCGACGAGGTCCGCGAGCGCATGGAGAGGGGTCGCCGGACTTACGGTGACAAGAGCTTCGGCCTGCTGTTCTCCATGCTGATGGACGAGGCCAAGCAGGAGGCCATCGACCTGGCAGGATGGCCATACATGGCATGGCGGCAACTGCGCCAACGCCTCGATGCGCTGCCTCAGAACGACGCGCTGCGCCTGCCCATCGTGCAGGTCATGCAGGCACTGGAGAACATTGGCTGGCAAGCGAGCCTGAACTGGTCGCGCATGTGCCAGCTTGTCGACGAGGTCGAAGAGATCGACCGCAAGAACAACGACCACGAACAGGACGGAGCCTGAATGAGTGACGGCAAGGTCGGACGCCCGCGCGTCATCACCGACGAAGTCCAGGAGGCGATCCTTCGCACGATCCGTCTGGGACTGCATCAAGACCGGGCAGCAATGGCCCATGGCGTCAGCTCGGCCACGATGCGTAGCTTCAAGCGGAGGCACCCAGAGTTCGCCAAGAAGGTCAAGGAGGCAGAAGCAGCGGCCGAGGAGAGCTTTCTGTCGCGTTTGCTACTGCATACCGACAAGCAGTGGACCGCGTGTGCTTGGGTGCTCGAGCGACGCTGGCCGGAACGCTGGGCCAAGCGTGACCAGGTCGAGGTCAGCACCAAGGGCGAGGCCGCGCAACTGCTGGCCAACCTGGAGGCCATGAAGACCCGCACGCAAGGCGATGTTGCCTGACCGGTGGACTACGCTGCGACCGCACGCGGAGCAGCACCGGCTGGCGAACTCGACTGCGCGCTGGCGCGTCGTGGCAGCAGGTCGCCGATCTGGCAAGACCGAGATGGCAAAGCGGCACCTGGTCATGGCCGCGCTCAATCCGCCGAAGGTGAGCACGCCGACCTACATCGCGGCCGCGCCGACCCGCGACCAGGCGAAGCGCATCTGGTGGGACGACCTCAAGGCGCTGTCGCCTCGTCAGTGGATCCGCGACGTGTCCGAGTCCGAGCTGACCATCCACTACCGCACCGGCTCGCGCCTGATGGTGGTCGGCCTCGACCGCCCGCACCGCCTCGAAGGTATAGCCATCGACGGCGCGGTCATCGACGAGATCGACGAGTGCAAGCCGAACGTCTGGACCTCGTCGCTTCGTCCGGCGCTGTCGACTGCCGGCCGTCCTGGCTGGTGCTGGTTCATCGGCAGGCCGAAGGGTCGCCGCCTGCTATACGACCTGTTCCAGCAGGGCGGCAAGGTCGACGGCTGGGAGTCGTTCTCGTGGGTCAGCGGCGACATCATCGGCCAGGAGGAGGTCGAGGCCGCGCGCCGTGACCTCGACCCGCGCTCGTTCGCCCAGGAATACGAGGCCGCCTTCCTCAACCCGACCGGGCTCGTCTACTACGCCTTCGCGCGCGAGAAGCACGTCGAGCCCGTGGCCTACAAGCCGGACCTCGCGTTGGTCTTTTGCTTCGACTTCAACGTGGCACCAGGCAGCGCGGTCGTGGTGCAGGAGCAGGGCGACAAGACCTGCGTCATCGGCGAGGTCCACATCCCCGACGACAGCCGCACCGACCTAGTCTGCGAGCGGCTGCGGACCATGTATCGCGGGCACACCGGAGACGTGCTGATCTACGGCGACCCGAGCGGCAACCAGCGGCGCACCAGTGCGCAGTCGAACGACTGGGACATCGTGCGCATGGAACTGCGCAAGGGATTCGCGCGCATCCTCGACCGCGTGACCAGGTCCGCGCCACCGATCGTCGACTCGGTCAACTCGGTCAATGCTAGAATGCTCAACGCTGCCGGTGCTGTTCGCTTTGCGATCAACGCCACGGCCGCACCGCAGACTCTTCGCGACCTCGAATCAGTCGCCTGGAACGAAGACAAGGACCACCGAGACATCGACAAGGCGGACGCCAAGCGGACGCACTGGTCCGATGCTCTTCGATACTACATTCACGAACGCCACCCCATCGGTGGCAGCACGATGAGGATCTCATGAACCCGAACACCGTCGGCCAGTGGCACAGCATCAGGAAGTCGATGGAGGTCGACCGCATCATCACGCGCGCGCTGCGAGGCGGCACGTCAGCGATGCGCAGCATGGGGACCGTCCTCACGCCGATGGATCACCGCGAGCGGTCGCAGCCGCAGGAATACCTCGGGCGCCTGCTGCGCACGTTCCTGTTCCCGGCCTACGACGACGCCATCGGCGGCATCGTCGACAAGCCGTTCCAGCGTGCGATCAGCCTGAAGGACGCCGAGCTGCTGCCGGAGAACCTGCGCTACCTCGAAGAGGACTGCGACCGGCAGGACACCAACCTGTCCCAGTTCGGGCGCATGCTGATGGACTCGCTGGCAGATACCGGCCTCGCGTTCGTGCTCGTGGACAAGCCGTTCAACATGGTCGCGGACGGAGAGCCCGACGCCGAAGGCAACATGCCCATGCGCGCGATGAACCTGCTTGAGGAGAGCGAGTCGGACGTTCGCCCCTATTTCGCGTTCATCCATCCCGACCGCGTCATCAACTGGTCGTGGCGCTCGGACTCGACGGGCAAGCGCATCCTCGCAGCCGTTGCGATTTACGAGGAGCAACACCGCACCGACCCGGCGACGCTGACCGAGCAGACGGTCCAGATGGTGCGCGTCTGGTATGAGGACCACTGGGAACTGTGGGAGCGCAACAACACCAACCAACTGAGCGGTCTACCGACGCAGATCATGGGGCAGATGGACCTGCTGATGACGGCGAAGCAGTCCGCGTCGCAGAGTGCTGCCACCGACCGCGACCCATACGTCATGGTCAACCAGGGTCCGAACCCGCTCGGCGAAGTGCCGCTGGCGTGGGTCAACGTGTCGCCGCGAGGTGGTGATCCGTTCTGGGCAGTGCCGCCGCTGATCGACTTGGCGTGGAAGAACGTCGACGACTGGCTGGTCACGTCGTCACTGTCCAACAACCTGCACTGGCACAGCTACCCGGTCCTGAGCATCAGCGGTGCGTCGGCCGACGTGGCGGACGGCACGCAGCCGATCACCTACGGAGCAGGCGCGACCATCATCAGCCGCGACCCGAACATGCAGGTCGGCTTTGTCGAGACGAGCGGCGCGGCGGGGACCAAGCTCATGGAACGCCTGCGCGACATCCGCACCGAGGAGCAGAGCCTCGGCCTTGCGCCGTTCCTGGAGCAGGTGACCGCAGGCAACACGGCGACTGGCATCGACGCCGCCGGAGCGCGAGCCCAGAGCCGTGTGCAGTCGTGGACGGAACAACTGGAGTGGCTGCTCTACGAGGCATACGAGTATGCGATGCTGTGGGAAACCGGCGAGGACGAGCTGCCGGAGTCATTTGACATCGACATCTTCCGCGACTTCGGCATCCCGACGCGGGCGCAGACGGACCTGGCGATCCTGACGCAGGCCAGGCAGGCGAAGGAGATCACGCAGCAGACCTACCTGCGCGAGCTTCAGAAGCGCGGCACGCTGGGCGAGGAAGTGGACATCGAGGCCGAGGTGGCCGAGACGCAGGCCGAGGGACCGG